CTGTTTCGTAAGGTCATAGCCTAACTCGTGAGCCTTAGCAAACCATACTGAATTGATTTGCATAATACCAATGTCCACTGTTTTATTCGTATTCACCTTAATCAATACCTGTCCATTCTTTGCATACTGAGTACCGCCTGATTCACACTGTTTTATCTTTTCTAATACAGGAATATCTTTTTCAACTTCTACTGGCTTCTCGACAGTCGCATAGACAATCTTAGGAGTAAAGTATGCACCGAGGTTATACATCCCATAGAGAAGTCCAACAGCAAATGAAGCAATTACAGTCTTTCGTATAATCTTTCTAAGTTTCCACTTAAACACTTGAAACTTTGTCGCATGAGGGTAAATTTGACATAGTTTCTTATCATTCCAAAATACATTTATCTTTTTCATAGTTGTAACGTTAATGAGTAAAATCTCTTCAACGCTCATTCATGGATAGTATGATACTCCACCCGTTCTATAAACACAAGCGTGAACTGTGGATAACTTTACAAGCTAAAATATGGTATAATATATGGACTATTTGAAAACTATGTCAAATGTAAGCGATGCAAATCAACATACAAAAGATGAACGAGAGCAAAAATGCTGGGACTTTTACATAGAGGGAATTACAAATGGCATAGAGAACGCACTGCAAGCAGCATTAAAAGCAGGCTACAGCAAAGACCATGCAAGAAATATAACTTTACAAGGGTGGTTCAAGGAAAGAAAAGATAAACTGATAAGAAAGGATATGTTATCAAAAGCTGAGAAAGTTTTAGATACCACTCTAAGCTACGACCCACTTGATGAACAAGGAAAACCAAAAGTAGATTTAATCAAAGTACAGACAGATGTTGCAAAACACATTACTAAGACACTAGGGAAAGACAACTACTCAGAAAGGAATGAACACACGGGGAGTGGGGGAGAACCTTTATCAATCATCATAACTTCCTTCAAAGATGAAGATAAAGATACCGCATAACCTTAAAGATATAACAGACTACCAAAAAGAATATCTTGCATCAGATAAGCAATTTTCCATTTTAGTTTGGCATAGACGAGCAAAGAAGACGAGAACTGCGTTAAACAAGCAAATCATTCGTTTACTTCAAAAGAAAGAAGGAGTCTGCTACTACATTCTTCCTACCTACAAACAAGCAAAACAAGTTATTTGGGACTCATTGGTAAAAGACCATATACCTCCAGAAATAATAGAAAAGAAAAATGACAGTGAACTTGCTATTTACTACAAAAACGGTGTGATACAGAGATTTGTAGGGGCTGAAGACCCAGATAAACACCGAGGTACAAACCCTTTTGATGTAGTATTTGATGAATATTCAGAAATGAACGAAGAGATATGGACAGCAGTATTCCAACCTGTGCTTCGTGAGAATAAAGGTACAGCAACCTTTGTCTATACACCTAAAGGTAAAAATCATTCATGGAAACTATTAAACCTTGCACGAGATAATCCTCAATGGTTTTCAAGTGTGAAAACAGTGAAAGATACAAATGTTTTTACCAAAGAAGAATTACTAGAAATACAAAGAAACACACCACAAGCCTTCTATGGACAAGAATACATGTGTAATTTCGTTGACGGTGCTGGACAATTTTTCAGAAGAGTACGACAAAATACCTATGACAAAGATAGGCAATTACCTGATAAGGGAGACTTCCAGTTGGGTGTAGACTTAGCAAAGCATCAAGACTGGACAGTGATTACGCCATTTAACCTAAACTTTTTTATAGCTTACCCGCAAGACAGATTTAATCAAATTGACTGGAATTTACAAAAGGCACGTATTGAAGCAACTGCCTATCGTCATAGTTCAATTGACTCAAATATTCCTGCACTCATTTGGCCTGATAGCACTGGAGTTGGAGACCCTATCGTTGAAGATTTACGTAGTCGTGGTATGAGGATTGGCGGTGATGACAGCAAAGGATTTGTTTTTACTCAAACATCTCGAGAAAATCTATTAAATAACCTTGCTATCCTTTTAGAGCAGGACAAGATTAAGATACCAAACGATGAGGGATTGATAGCGGAGTTAGAATCATTTAGATACGAAGTAGGGGAAAATAAGAAATTGAAAATCAAAGTGCCTGATAACATGACGGATGACCGTGTAATGAGTTTAGCCTTGTCTGTGTGGAATGTAACAACACCCATAAAACCTGACACCTACACCCAACAAAGAGTTATTCACAATAGAAATAATCCTGTAACTTTCAAATGATAATCAATTTGAGAAAAAGCAAGCTGTTTACTACACCGCCAGCATTGCGCTTTGCAAAAGAGTACGATATTGAAGTAAAGATGTGGGATGATGTATGGCGTAAGTATGTTCTTTCAGAGTATGACTTTGAAGAATTGTGTGCATATTTACATTATAAAACTGACAAAAAACTTACTCCTCAAACTATGAAGCGATGGATAAGAAGAACTGAGATTTATTCAGTGGCAAATGGAGTGATGAAAATGGGAGTACGTGTTGTACAATCAGAATTCTTCGGACATTTAGAGGAAGATGTTGTAAATGAGTTGACGAGGCACATGAGATTTGGTGAAACAAAAGAAACAAGAAGTTTGGCCTAAAATATAGACATTTTGCTAATTCTGTGTGAGTAATTCAAAAGATTATTTGTTTCTTTTGCTAGAATGTTTTTAATGGCAGACCAACCCATACAGCAAAATACTGGCATGGCGGCAAACATATTTGCTCAAATTAGAAACGAGCAATATGATTTTATGTATAACTGGATTTCTATTGTTCCTGGCTATCCTTTCAATACCTATTGGACAATTAAGAGAATACATCTTTATCTCAATTCAAAGTATGAGGACTTAACCAATTACTTTGGAAGAGAAAAAATCTTTTTCAATATTGTTATTCCTCCTTGTGAAGTAGCGACGCGAATGTTAAACCTTGAAACGAAGGACATTCGACTGTGGCCTACCAATCCAAAATCACAATTTTCAACATTCTTATTAGAAAAAGAATTAAAACTTTGGCTAAAGAATAACAAATTTGGAAAAGTATTAAGCCAGATTGCTGAGGAATGTCCCCGTTTTGGCTCAGTATTGATTGAGAAGACTATTGACGGTGCAGAACTATGTGATTTACGTAGAACTATTTATGACCCAACCGTTGAGAATATTCAGGATAGTCGTTTCATCACTCGTATTTCTTACATGACACCAACTCAACTTCGAGAAAGTGGATGGGATAGCGAAATGGTTGAAGAAGCAATTGCACGTTTCCAAAACTCAAATACGACAGAACCCTATGAAGATAACTACGTGAACGTAAACGTTATGCGTTCTTCACCTTACATTAAAATTTTCAAGCGTTACGGTGAAGTTCCCGCATGGTGGTTGGATGAAAAATTGAAACCAGGAACAATTGAGGGTGATAAAACGGTAAAATCCCTTTACATTGTTGCAGGAGCTGATTGGTTGATGAAAGCAAATGACGGAAAAATGATACCAGATTACGGTGTAGTTTTGTTCAAATCAAAATGGCGTAAAGATTGGCCATTCAAGGATTTCCACTACATGAAGACCAAAGGACGATGGCTAGGGATTGGAATTGTAGAAATGCTCTTTGATGTTCAAATGCGTGTTAATGAAATGAAGAACCAAAAGCGTATTGCTATGGAGCTTTCCTCAATGCACATTTTCCAGACAAAGGATAAAACTATTGTTCGTAATGTCCTTACTGATTTACAAAGTGGTGATGTTATCTTGGCAGGAAAGGAAGGAGGACTAGAACCACTTGCTAACGAAGAAAGAAACCTTCCAGCGTTCAAAGATGAGGAACAAGCATACATGAATCAGACCGACCGTCTTTCATTCGCCTACGAGGCATTACGAGGCGATACAGGCGATGCTTCAACTCCATTAGGTACGACACAGTTAGCCGTTGCTCAAGGTACATCAGTATTTGCTTTCAAAAAAAAGAACTACGGACTCTTTCTTGAAGAATTTTTCAATGAATTAGTACTGCCTCAGTTGATGAAGGATTTAACCCCAGAGCATATCATGCGTTTTGTCGGTACTTCACAGGAACTACAAAAACTTGACCAAGCAGCTGCTGAAATTTACGCCAATGATTATGTGAAAGACCAATTGCTTAAAGGAAAGTTAGTAACCTTAGACCATGCAGATATGGCAAAGCAGAAGGCACTAAAGTCTTATCAAAAGCTTGGAACAAATCGTTTCCTTAAACTTAAAGAGAATTTTTATAAAGATGCAGAATTTGAGTTTGACTTTTTGATTACCGCTGAACAGGCAGACCCAGCAAAGATGGCAACTAACATTCAAGCAGTTATTACCGAGATTTCAGGTAATCCAAATATCCTTCAAGACCCACGTTTGAAGCTCCTTTTCTTCAAGTTGCTTGACCAGCTAGGAATCAGCCAGGCTGAAATAGAATTGGCTGACCAGCAAGCGGGCGAACAACAGGCAAATCAAACACAACAGAATCAAGGTCGGCCTGATGTTATGAATCAGAATACGGGGATACCCACAAGTACGTTGATGAGATTGGGAGCTTCAAACACTGGAAAAATACCCGCTATCCCACAATTACCAAAATAATTAAACATATATGAAATTTATTGTAGACAATTCAAGCGACATTCCAGTTCAATCAGGAGAAAGTATGCCACTTTGTTATCCAAGACCAGATGAAATGAGAGGACTAATTCCAGCTGAAGATGATGAAAAAAAAGATGATGGAGGTGATAACAGAGTTTCAACGGATAATGATGGAGATGATATGACTGGATATAAAGATAACAACAAATGAGCGTAGATTTGAAAAAACTGACAGAGAAATTCTTTACTGACCCAGATTGGTCAATGATGGAAGAGCTTATCCTTGAATACATTGAACCAATGGCAAGCTCAATGAATATCAATACCAAAATGAGTAACGATGAAATAGCAACAGAGGTACGAGGTCGACAACTTGCCTATGAGAGTCTGAGTAAGTTTTTAGAGGACTCAAAGATAATCACAAGGCGAGCAATTATTAAAAAAACAACATTCAAATAACATGGATAATATTAAAGGAAGCAATCAAGGAGAATCGAGCAATGAATGGAAGTCAAAAAAAAGTGCGGTAGTAGTGGGTATGGTTGAAAATTCAGGTGGTGCTCAATCGGGCGTAACTTCATTGATTTCAGGGGGAGACCATACTGTTTCAATCGAAAATGATTTAGGAATCAATCCTGGAGCTTCGACTGAAAATCGTTCAGCAAAGTACAAAAATCCTATGGTAAAGCAAGATGTAGGAATGGAAGGTGATAATCAATACAAATAACATGGCAATATTTCAATCAGCAGAGTATAACTATACTCATATTTCTACAAATACAACGACGACTATCTTTACTCCCCAGACAGGCAATCAGGCTTCATACGCTTTGCTTCATTCAGTCTCAATTAACTCAAAGGGAGCATCTTCAAACACGGTAACAATTTATGACAATACCGCAGGTTCAGGAACAGTAATTGCAATCATTGACGGAACATCAGCACAAACTACTTTGTTCTTCGATGTACGTTGCTACACGGGATTAACAATTGTAACCGCTACAGGAACACCAGCAGACATTACGGTTTCCTGGAGAAAGGGATTAGCTGAATAATATGAAAAAAGGAATCAAAAAAACAGGTTCATACAAGGGCAAATCAAATAAATTAGGATATGGAGGAAGAGCAGCACAGTTAAAAGCGAAGGGAGTGCCAGGAGGAGTTATCGGGGCTTTGGCAAGAAAAGCACAAGCAGCACCTGGACAGAAAAATTATCATGGTGCAGACAAAGGTCGTTATAAGCATAATTAAATTAAACATATATGGCAGGAGCAAATTTTTGGGATGGAAATGGTATGGAAGTAAAAACAAAGCAAGTTCCTACGATTGGTGGTACAGATGGTATTCCAGCAATGAATCCAATAGTAGAGACTGCTCACATTGATGATGGTGGACCACAAGCAGTTAGCTCATATCCAGAGAATCCTGGAGTAATGTTAGATGATAGACCATATCCAAAGGGAACAGTATTTCCTGAAGGAGCAATCAATGACGCACCTGGTATTCACTAGGAAGTCCGACCAATGATGTCGTTAAACTCAATCGCTTGGTAGTAAGCATTATCTACCTTAACGCCCGCAGTGAGGCATAAACCTGCAAATAATATGGCTGATGAAAAGGCTATGGATGTAGAATCCACAATTTCTACCGAGGCTGAGCTTGATACTCTCAGAGATGGGGTTGATGACCCAGTAGTTCTTAAGGAACAGTTGAAAAAAGAGTCAAATGCGCGACGACAACTGACTGCACGAGCTAAAAGAGCAGAAGATGAACGGAAAGCAGCTCAGCGAGAAGCTGAGGAACTTCGTCAAAAGTATGAAAAATCTTCTGATAAGAACATTACTAATCAATCTCCAACGTTAAACATCAGTGATGATGTTGTCGATTTACGACTTGACGGATACTCAAAGGATGAAGTCGCGTTTATTTTAGCAAATGGAGGCAGAAAGGCCTTAGAGGATAAAAACTCTTATGTTTCCATTGCTATCAACACCCGTAGAGAACAGTTGAATGCTGAGAGGCAAGCCTCAAAAGTACAAGATACTGGTAATCTATCGGAAATTGAGCGAAAGTATACGAAAGAACAACTAGCGAATATGTCCGTTAAAGAATTGGAGAGCATTTTACCACACGCTTAATAAGATAATCTTAGAGGCGCAGTGGTTTTTACAAAAATATGGCAACAACAACCGCCGCCCAGGGTAGTAATCCAGGTTTGTCCCAGACAATGCAATTGTTTTATGACCGAGTATTCCTTACTCGAGCTATGATTGAATTGCGACATGATTTCGGAGCACAGGTACGAAATGTACCTTCAAACTCAGGTAAATCAATTGTGTGGACTCGTTTTACCCCTTTGGCAATCGTTACTTCTGCTTTGTCTGAAGGCTCAAACCCAACAGCAACAGATATGACAGCTACTAACGTATCAGCTACATTGGCTGAATACGGTGCATACACAACTGTAGCTTCACTTTACTCAATGACATCTATTGAAACAGGTCTCAAAGAGCACATTGAAGTTCACGGTCAAAATGCAGGTGAATCTATTGACCAACTTATCCGTGCAGAACTTGTAAACGGTGCAACACTTCAGCTTCCTTCGGGAGTTTCAGTGTCAACCATTTCAGGGGTTCACACAACAGATACGCTTACTGGTCTTGAAATCCGCCGAGCTGTTCGTACTTTGAAAAACAACAAAGCTCAGAAGTTCGACAATGGTTTGTATCGAGGTATTATCGGCCCTTACACGGCAATGGATTTGATGGGAAATAGCGAATGGCTTGACGCTCACCGCTATACAACATCAGACGCTATTGAACGAGGTGTCGTAGGTAAACTTGCAGGAGTAGAGTTTGTAGAGTCAAACAACCAGTATTATCAGTTGACTGCTGGATTTTCAACATCAGCAACAAATATTGCTAACGTTTACTCAAACTTTGTTTTCGGTAAGAATGCGTACGGTATCGTCAATCTTGCTTCTGTTACAGCACCAAAAGTGTATGTAAAGAATCCAGGAGGTAATTCAACGGATAACCCATTGGATTTGTTCTCTACAGTAGGATGGAAGATGCCTTTTGCAGTTAAGACACTTAACTCAAACTGGCTTATTAACATCTCAACTGGAGCAACAGACGGATACGGAGTTAGTTAAAACTTACTTCGGTATCACAAGAGACCACCTTCGGGTGGTTTTTTGTTTATCCACAGTTTGACTTGTTGACAATAGATGAAATGTGGTAAAATAGATAGCAATGGCAGTAGAAATCTCTACATTTACGGTTGATGGACAAGATGTTGATGTCCTCTTTCACAAAGGTAAAATATCTTATACTTTTGATTTGGGTAGTAAAAAGTTTGGTAATGCAGTTCAGATAAAAGGTAGAAAAACAAAAGACATCATTGATGCTACTTTTTGCTTATTAGCTAATTTTATAGAAACAAAAAATGCCGCGTCCAAAATCAAATAAGGATGATAAAAAAATTGCAGTCGTTGTTTATCCCCCTACTATTTCAATCACTACTGAGACTGATAGATATAATGTTTGTTTTGAAATACGTTGGGGTAATTTTCTTAAGAAGTTTACTGTGTCTCGTGAATCAAATCACATGATATGGCAAATGTTAGATGAGTTGAATAAAGCATTATTAGAGGGTTCTGAAACGAATCCATATATAACAAAATGACTGCAAAAGAATTTGAACAGGAATTAAAAGCAATACACGAAGGATTTTCTGTAGTTGAGAATCCTGATCGGCCAGGTCTTTCTAATATTTTCTTTCAAGGGAGAAATTATGACTTGCCTGTTATTTCTACTCACTTAATTAAAGATGAAATTGATTTAGCTCATCGTTACGAATTTCCTAACGGTATGATGGCAAGATTGTGGAGTAAGGGAGAAATTCTAGGAAGGATAAATACTTTTATTCAGGACTTCAAAAGTGGAAAACTTAATAACATTTATGAATAATCGTGTTTTACTAACTGGAATAGCAGGTTTTGCAGGTTCTCATATTCTTGAACACATTATGGTTAATACTGACTGGCATGTTATTGGTATTGCATCATGGAAGCATAAAGGAACACCAGAAAGAGTTGAAGAAGTATGGAAACTTCATCCTGAGTGGAAAGAACGTATAGAAATAATTACTCATGATTTACAATCCCCTTTTACTGAACTTACTAAAAAAAGAATTGGTAAATGTGATGTCTTTATCAATATAGCATCAGAGAGTCATGTAGACAGAAGTATTACCGACCCTGTTCCTTTTATTGAAAATAATGTGAAAATTGCTTTGAACATGCTTGAATTTGCAAGAGAAAGTAAACCTCACATATTTATACAATTTTCAACAGATGAAGTATATGGAGTAGCACCGTTTGGAAAGAACCATAAAGAATGGGAATCAATTGTTCCAAGTAATCCCTATAGTGCCTCTAAAGCATGCCAGGAAGCAATTGCAATAAGTTATTGGCGTACTTACGGTGTACCTGTCATTATTACTAATACTATGAATCTATTTGGGGAAACTCAAGACCCTGAGAAATTCATTGCAAAAACTATTCGTGCAGTATTAAGAGGTGAAAAAGTTACTGTTCATGGAACACCTGAAAAGATTGGGAGCCGATACTATTTGCATGCACGAAATATGGCTGATGCTTTACTTTTTATACTAAAATACAAAAAGCCAACACTTTATTCACAAGATACTGATATTTTACCTGACCGTTACAATATTGTAGGAGATATTGAACTGAATAATTTAGAAATGGCACAAACGATTGCCCGATTATGTAATAAGGAACTTAATTATGAGTTTGTAAATCACCACGCTACTCGTCCTGGACATGATTACCGCTACGCTCTTGATGGTTCAAAACTAAGAAATATTGGATGGATTGCACCACTTGATTTTGAACAATCATTGAAAAAATACATTGATTGGACTTTATTAAATAAAACTTGGCTCTAATGATTTATTTTATACCTTGGGGAGATGAAACCATTGCTTCTTCCCGACTAAGAGTTTACAAGCCATTAAAGTACATGAAAGATGCTACTTTGAAATTGCCTGAAAAATACAAGAAAGGTGATATTCTTATCATTCAAAAAGCCATTAGACACGATGAAATGGCAAAGGCACAAGCTCAAGGTGCAAAAGTTATCTATGACATTGATGATAATTACATGGACAAACCAGATTTTGTACGAATGGCTGAAAATGCTGACCTAGTTACTGTAGGTTCTCACTTCTTTCGCAGGTATTTTCCTGATGCCCCTGTAATTGACGACTCTCTTGATTGGGACGGAACAATGAAGAAAGGAAAAAAGAAAAACAATCTAGTGGGTTGGCATGGATATGGTAATTCCGCCTATATCAATGCTATTGCTCCCGTATTTCAGCAAAAAGGAATGAAGATAAAAACCATTGTAAGTAAACCATACATGGGACACTATTCACAATACGAAGTAAAGGAATGGAAGTTAGATACCATTGATAAAGAACTTGCAGAGTGTGATTTTCTTGCTTTCTATCTTGAACTTGATGATTTTTCCCAAGCAAAAGGAATGAACAAACTTATCAAAGGTTGGGCGATTGGGTTACCAGTCTATGTTTCGTACACACCAGAGTATGACCGAGTATTTACTGAGTCTGGCATACGAGGTTTCATGGTACGCAATTGGGATACGCACGATTTTAGCAAGAAGTGGACACCGGCCATGAGAAAATATGCTTTGCGCTTTCATCCAAAGAGAATAGCTAAACAATGGTATGACGCAATTAAGCTTGTTAAGTAGATGAAAATTGACCTTTTCAAATCAACACCTACAGGAAAGGAGCTGGAAGCGATAAAATCGGTGTTACTTTCCCGTTGGTGGGCTAAAGGAAAGATTGTAGATGAATTTGAAAAAGAATTTGCTGAATTTGTCGGTGCAAAATACGCTGTTGCGACTAATTCATGTACTTCTGCCCTTGAAATTGCTGTAAAATCGATTGATTTGCCTGAAACTTGCACCGTTTCCCCTTTTACTTTTGTTTCATCAGCATTGTGTCTACTAAATTCAAACAAAGAAGTTGAATTTTTAGACATAGACGAAAAGAGTTTATGCACTCGAAAAGCTGATATTCAAGTTCTCTACGGAGGAAATGATTTTGGTGAAGGCATTATCTATGATATGGCACATGCAGGAGGCATGAAACACAAAGGATTGGTAAGCTGTTGGTCTTTCCACGCAGTAAAAAACATCCCCGCAGGAGACGGTGGCATGCTAACTACAAATGATTATGATGTATACCAAAAAGCACGCGCATTATCATGGTGTGGTATTGATAAATCAACCTTTGACCGTTCAAAGAAAGGTTATACGTGGAATTACAATATTGAACATGTAGGACTTAAGGCAAATATGAATGACATTACTGCATCAATTGCAAGAGAACACCTGCGAATTGTGGAGGATAGAAATCGTTATCGTTACATTGTTTCCCTTTGGTATGATAAGTACCTTGACCCATCAATAAAAAGACCTTTTCCTTCTACTACGTGGCATTTGTACACTCTACGAGTAAAAAATCGAGATAAATTGATTGATACACTGTCAAAAAAAGGAGTTTCAACAGGAGTACATTATAAACCACTCTATAAGTATCCTATTTTTGGTAAAGTTTCATTTGATTACAAAAATTCAGTTACTGAAAAAGTCTTTGAGCAGATTATTTCACTCCCTATGCACGTTGAGCTTACTGAAGAAAACGTAAAATACATTTGCGGAATTGTTAACCAACATGTCAATGAGTAATATTGCCGTAGTAACTTCTATAACTGGTTCAAAGGACACATTAGTTCACGACCAAAAAAAAGGAAAAGCACAATGGATAGCTTTTTGCGATACACCACAGGTAAGTAAAACATGGACTGTAAAGCCAGCATTTTCTAAGTTCAAAGATAATAGAATTAACTCACGTGTACCTAAAATTCTCATTCATCAGTTTATAAAGACAAAATATAGTATTTGGATTGACGGGAATATTGCTCTTTTGAAAACGCCAGAAGAATTGATTGAGAAATACCTCAAAAATCACGATATAGCACTCTTCAAGCATCCTAAACGTGATTGTCTCTATGATGAGGCGATTCGTTGCGCTACGGCCAAATTAGACGACCCTGAAACGATTATAGAGCAAGTATCTGGGTATGAAAAAGAGGGTTTTGCTAAACATAAAGGACTGGGTGAGTGCGGCTGCATATTAAGACGACATACTGAGCAAGTAGAATCTTTTAATAACTACTGGTGGAGTGAATATACCAGACATTCTGTACGAGACCAGATTTCTTTTCCCTATGCAGTTGATAAAGCAGGATTAAGAGTCAATTTTATTGATTTTTCATGGAAACTTGCTCCTGATAATTTATCAGCTATCAGAGGTGATTTCATTCGTATTGTTCCGCATATTATTCTTAATCCTTTAGTAAATTAAATGAAAAAAACTAAACTACTTGCTCATTTCACAGATTTTAATCACACAAAAGAACGAAGGGAGAAAAATACTTTTGGTGCATTGGGTTATTACCGTATTTTTAAGCCTGCAAAACAATTAAGTAAATTTGATGTAGATATTGTAGGCACGGATATTATAACTTATGGCAAAGATTTTGAATCAAATTGGCAAAATATTTATAAAAAGTATGACATTACATGGATAATGCACTTCTTGGGAGAACAAAATCAAGCCGCACAAGCCTATTTTGCAAGAGAATATAATAAAAAACTTGTTTACGACATTGATGACAATTACCTTGATGTGCCTGAAAGCAATCCTGTTCATGCTAAATTCAAGAAAACCAAAAGAGATAGAGCTATGCTTTCTGCTTCCCTTTTCTTTGCAGATACGATTACAGTTAGTACTGAACCACTAAAAGAACGTTTGGAGGCACATTTTAAGGTTGTACATGGAGTTGATAAGCATATTGTTGTAGTTCCTAATATGAATGATATAACTGACTGGAATTATCCGATAGCTAAAAAACATAAAGATAGAGTAGTTATTGGATACTCTGGTTCTAACTCTCACCAAGACGATTTGAAGATGGTTTTGCCTTACATAAATAATTTAATGAGTAAGTATCCTTATCTATGGTTTGAAATAATTGGGGCAATTGATAAATCAAAGATTGACGAATATTTTTGTTCTTTTGATAAGAAGAATCTTGAACGTGTCGCCATGCTTCCTGCAACTGCTACATTTTGGGAATATCCTGAATATTTAATGAAACAAAAATGGGATATTGGGATTGCACCGCT